CCTGGTACATCCCAATTACTCCATCTGTCAGTTTCAGGAGCTCATATTAGGCGATTTACGGGCAGATAATCCAGAATTAGACGTTACATACCAGATTGCATTAAAGACCCACCAAAAGGCGATATTGCGCTTCTCTCTCGAAGATATACATGGTCAGTCTATCTGGGAAGAGCAATACCCCACTGCCACTTTGCCAAACCTGCGAGCCAAGTTCGGTTTTACAGGCTATCAGAGGGAGATGCTTGGTCAGCCGGTAATTGAAGGTAACATCTTCAAGAACCACTGGTTCACCAAGTATAGAACCTTACCAGAACCATCGCAGATGAAGCGGGTTTGGCTCTATGCCGATCCTGCCTGGGGAGAGAAGGGCTGTTACAAGGCAGTTATCTCTATAGGCTATGATGGTAACCATTTCTATGTGATCCATGTCTGGATACGTCAGACTGAGAACACCAAGTTCTTCAGATACTACTATGATGCCTATCAGGAGTTGGATCGCACTTACAGAGTGAAAGCCAGAGCAGCCTGTGAAACCACCTACGGACAGGCTCGCATCCTTGCCGACTTCGATCGGTGGGCAACTGATAACCATTTGCCACCCATCAGTCACAGAATCAAGCGTATTGATAACAAGGATAACAAGAACCTCCGCATCGAGAGAACCGAGACCATCATCGAGACCGCCAAGGTGCTCTTTCCGGAGGGACAGGATACACCCACTCTCATCAGTCAGTTCCTTACCTATCCTGATGGCTATATCGATGGCTGTGATGCCTTGGCTGGCTGTCTGGAGAGGTTCTCTGAATACGATATCGGCAAGAACAGGGTAAAAGTCCGGAGATTCAGTTTCTGATGAACTACTATGATCAGCTTATGCTTGAGTACTACCGGGTCCTGAACAATGCCTGGAAAACTGAGATCAAGGATGCTACGCGACTTGCCATCCTAATACTGAGTGACCTGCCCCGAGCCGAGAAGCTTAACAAGGACTCTATAGATAAGCTTATGGGCATCATCAATACTCAGTTGGGAGATGACTTCGCAGCACTGGTCAATGAGCCCACCAAGGCGATAATAGACCGCTGTGTGCGGCTCGGACTGAGGGACACCCAAGTGCAAGCTCCGACCAAGACCAGCATCGGGCTCTGGGGCATCGAAGATCAGCATCTCTCATCCACCATTCAGAAGCAGCAGTTGTTCTGGATTGGCAACCACTTCGATGCTGATGTCAGGCAGAACTTCGCAGACACCCTCTCCAAAGCAATTGAGCAGGGCTATACCAAAGAGATGCTGGCAGATACTCTAAAGCAACAGTTTGGTGACATCGCAGAGAAGTCATCCCACTACTGGCAGGGACTGGCAGAGCACACTGCACTGAGAATCAGAGAGTTCGGAAGGTTGCAGGGCTACAAAAAAGCCAAAGCCAGATACTATAAACTTGTGGTGATCCTGGACGACCGTACCAGTGATATCTGCCGGGCTCTGGCTGCCCAAGATAATATTTATCCCCTAAACGATGCCGTAGAGGTGATGGATAATCTGATGGCTCTGGATACCAAGTCCAGCAGCCTGGATGATGCAAGAGAGTACATCAAAGCCCTTGCACCTTGGATCAAAGATGATCAGATCGAATACGACTCAGAGATGAACCCGGTAGGTGTATCCAGAGCGTATACTCCTTTTCCACCGTTTCATTGGAAGTGTAGGACTACAACGGAGATCACCTTCTAATCCTCCCTTGTTGTATCAATTGCTCCTAAATAATGCTGCATAAAAAAAACGCTTCTGCTATTATCTCATTATCTTGAGGTGCTCTTCGAACGAATGGAACATATCTCCAGATTTTTGCCTTAGTTTACGACCCATTTCTGTGCCAGATATCTTCTTTTGCAAATAGTCCACCAGATCAGGAAATCTCGATTCGCTGATATAGTCCCACTTTGACCCGAATTCTTTGTTGATATTTGAATATATTACAGCAGGCTTGAATACTCGGCCTTTCCGGTCTCCCTTTGCAGCCAGCTCGTTAAATCTATCAATTAAGTATCTTATGTAGCCACGCATTTCGTTGTTAGTGCTAATCGTGCCAGCAATTGGAACAGAGCCAGTACTGCCATTCTTTGTGTTTTTAATAATTATGGTATTGTTCTGTGTCCCAGAACCAGGAGAGAGTACCACATTGACTTGCTGTGCTTCGATTTTACCTATGTAGCTGTGGTTGGTCACCATACCCACAATGCCTTTGCCTGCTTTTTGAATCTTCCACTGAGCAAAGCGGATAAACTTCACATAGTCATCCTGCAGCATTTTCGAATTCGCTTCTCCCAATGGCATCCCATCCACCTTGTAATAGCTGGTAGCCCCATCTAAATCCTGTTTAAGTAGTTGCTCTGTCCATTCATTGGTATTCTCACTATTAACACTATAGGGTGGATTGCCCAGGATCACAAGCACCGGCTCATCCTGTTTGACTTTATTGGCAAGCAGGCATTCTTCTGTAATCTCGTGAGTAAATGGTGTCTCTATTTGGGCAGGTAAATCCTTTTCCAGTGTATTTGATAGATAGAGTTTGAACCTTTCATCCTCAGCCATTTGGTAGCCAAGTTCATCCAGCAGATAGCTGATTTTCAGATGTCCTACAGTGTAGGGTGCCATCATCAGTTCCAAGGCATAGAAATGGGGAATGATGTGATGCTTGATCATTTGTTTGATACTGCCGGAACCGTACTTGCCTGTATATTCATGCACTGCCAGTTTGATGGCTTCTGCCGGAAAGGTAAGTGTACCTGCTGCCGGGTCAAGTAAGGTAACGGCACTGTCTGCCAGTCCATCTTTGAGGCTAAAATGAGATTTGAGGATGCTGTGGATGGACTTGACGATGTAGCGCACCACAGGTTCGGGTGTGTAATATACTCCCCGCTTTTCCCTGAGGGTCGGGTCGTATTCTGAGAGGAACGTCTCGTAGAAATGGATGATGGGGTCACTGCCCTTGCCTTCTTTGTAATAGACATGTAATATCTTTTTGATGTCCGTCACACAGAGGATTTCCGCAATGTCATCTATCAAAACCTCCAGTGCTTTGGGTGGTTCATCATACGAGATGAACTTAAAGATGCTCTTAAGCACTCCGAGGGTATTGGGGATGTATTTGTAAATCAACTCACGATTGAAATCACCTTCAGATTTGGTGCGGGCTGCAAAGATGCCGTAGGTGAGTGTTTGGGCATACAGGTCGGCAAATTGCTCATGGGTCAGTTTATTGATCAGCAGACGTTTGAAAGAATCATAGAATCCCAACAAGACTTTCTTACCCTGTCGCTCCTCCTCTGCCAGTTCTATAGCGATAATCTCGTCCCGCAGGAAGCGCGTGCGCTTGGCAAGCTCTTTGGCAAGTGACTTTGGATTGTCTATAGCAGGCAGTGAGAAGGCAAAGTAACGTTCTAAAAGGTAACTAAACTGCTCTGCTTGCTCAAGTGGAGGAGTTTTATGCAAAGTAATAGCATTAGATGCCCTGCCAATCAGTGCAGAGCAGATCAAAAGCCCATGCTGATATAGCCGGAACTCATAGAAATTGGTCGGATCAGATTGGGAAAGACTTTCAGATAACGTTTCAACTGGTCGGACGTTTCTATCTGGTCAAGATGAAGTACACTAGGAGCTTTGGCTTCTATGTAACCAGTTATGTGGTTTTTACCGTCCCACACCCGGAAGTCTGGATTCCCGGCTTCAGTGGCTTTGGGTAGAATAGTGATGTCAGGCTTTTTCTTATTCGTTATTTCAGCATATTGCAGGAGCAGAGTCTTGATGTGCTCATAAAAGCTCTCTTCCCGGGCATCACCCTGGTTCAGAGTGGCTTGCAGATTGGCAAGGTACTGTATGAATATTGCTTCCGCCATAGTATCTAATCCTTTTAGAAATAGTCACATGTATAATTATAGGCTACTTGATTTCTTAATTAATCATATACATTTGCCTGCACATCGCAGCTTAAGAAAATAACACACACTGAAGGAAAGTGACCAAAAGCTTGAAATGTAACATCGGTGGCTTATGCAGATGGTATTTGAAAATAGTACGCCTTGGCATATGAAGTTGGCGCGCATATACCGAGTCTTTCTTCCCTCGATTGCAGAAAGGGCAACCCTGCTCTTAAACTTACCGCTGTAAATGCTGCGTCTCTTCATTTGAAGCTCCCTGACCGTACTCTCTTCATCGTGTGGTTACTGTCAAGTACGCTTTATTGGGCTGTCCTAACAATCGAATCCATTATACAAAAAGAGTAAATTACAGACAATTACTCAGCAGTCCCAATAACTGTATTCTCGTTTAAACAATGTATTAACTTCTGATATAGGCCTGGTTGATTAACAAGATCATCATGAGAACCGCATTGCGTTATGTGCCCTTCTTCCATTACATAGAAATTGGACGCCAATGAACACAGAACGTTTACTTTGTGTGTAATCAACAGCCCCTTCTTCCCTTCTATCTTGCTCTTCAATATATGCATTAATTCCTTCTCATTTAATAAGTCGATATTAGTGAATGGTTCATCAAGAACTACGAAATCATAATATTCTCTTATTAAAAATCGCCCCAAAATCAATCTTTGTTTTTCACCGCCAGAAATGAATGCACCATTGCTTCCAAGCTTTCTTCCCTTTAGCTTATTCAAGCCTAACAACTTGACTGCATCATCAAGCCTCTGTTTAATAACATAATTCTGTTCAAAACATATCTTACTCACATCAGGTACAATAATCTCAATATTGTCAACGAGAAATTCAATGTATTTCTGAAATGCATTATCGTCAGATTTGGTCTCAGAGTAGTTGTACAATCCAATTAGTTCTAAACTAGGTAATAAATGGGAGAATTGTTCAAGCCATTTCTGAGTTTTCTTGAACCCTTTTTCTTTGTACTTAAACGGAAGTGTTAACAAGATGTCTCTAAAATCATTCTCAATTGAACAAATAATTCCATCACAACTATTATGATCGATTACTTGCCTATTCATTATCAGATTAAACTCCATATCCTGATCAAATATTTCCATATCTTGTGGCAGCATGTTAATTTTAAACAAATAATACTTTATTGGCAGCATATCGATGTTGATTCCATCAATGGATATAACCCCTTTATCGAGTCTGATATCTCTGCAAAGGGCACGGATTAATGATGTCTTTCCTTCTCCAGATAGGCCGACTAATCCAGTAATACCTTCGCGAAAACTTATTGATAAATCACTGAGGACGTTATTATCTTTTTCATATGAACAATATATTTCAATCAGATTAATCTGTTGCCAATGCCCCAGTGGTATGCATGAGGGTACATCGCCATTATCTTCAGTATGGTTTAATTCTATTTGGTATAGTCTTTTAATGCTAACAGCAGCATATCGATATCTTTGAATAGTACTAATAACATTATTGACGGGATTAACAATTATTGAATAGTATGAAATCATAGCTAAGAGCATTCCATAAGTTATCACTTGTTTCTCAAGTAAACCCAGAGAAATAACTAGTATAACAATGAAGCCAATCCCCTTCAACAATTCATTTAATGCTGATGGTATTGTTTGCAAATTCAGAATTTTTAAAAACCCTTCTTGCATTTTGATGTAGCTCTGACGAAATACTCCCTCAATTCTACTGCTAATAGATAATGTTCTTACAATACTATTATTCGATAACTGGTCAATTAGGTTTGAGTACATCTCTCCCATTGAATTGCGATTAATGCTGTAAGCACATGCTTGTTTCTTTGAAAACAGTAGACTTATACAAATAGATGCTACAATGTAGCCAAGACAAACAATGCTAAATGCTTTAGACCAGCTCAACACAATAAAGAAAACAATTATAGATTGTAAAACGCTAAATACTAAATCAAACAACGATAGATTAATAACTGACTGAGTTATGGCACTAACATCACTGAATAGCATATCGGCATATTGACCACTACCCCACTGGCTTATTCTGTTCTTTCTTTGATTTATTACTAACCTATAGTAATAGAAAAAAAGAGTTCTATCTATACTAAGTTTAACTCTATTATATAGCTGATTACTGAGCAAACTAATTAATGGGCCTCCAATCTGAGTTCCCATAAATATCAATAGATACAATAAAACTATACCATCTCCAGATAATACAGAGTCTAAAAGCTTCTTTTGAAATAGAGGCGATATAACTTGAAAAATGTAGAGAAAGGAATATACAACTCCGATACTGAAGAATACGATAAAGTACCTGGTCTTTAAACGACTAATTATTCTAATAATGTTTTTCATCATACTCCTAATAATTAAAGTAAAGTAGAGGTTTCACCTCCACTTTACACTGGATCAAGTATTCGGTGGCGGACAGCCGCATAGGAATGAACATAATGTGGTGCATAAGCCATAACATCCAATATAGCAACCTGTACTGGCTCTTGTGTCCATTACGGTTCCACTAGCACTTCCAACATGTTCAACTGCATTAACCATGATGACCATTTTTACCTCCTTTAAGGCTAAAATTCATAGCCTTGAGTTACGTGAGCATATGATAGACAGAACGTTCCATAACATGGCAAAACCTTTTCCCATACTTGAGATAGTTAAGAGGGCAACCACCATAGCATACCGGGAGTCTGATACATGATAAACACTTGTCATCCTTGAATGGGTTGTGATCCAGGTAATTTACTAGATTAACGAGGTTGCACACCATATATCCATCATCATTTATGTGCCCAATTTTATCGGATTCAATACTTTTGTCACTTCCACATTTCCAAATAGACAAATCAGGATAGATGTGGAATATATTCAATCCCCCATCACCTTCACAGTATTTGTAAAAGCCTGGAATTTTCACTGTATCAGAAATCTTGAAGCCCATAAGTTTTGCTTTTGCAGTGAACAATTCTGAATTTAATATGTTTGTATTCTTCTCGCAAAAAGCGTCGGTACTGAAAATTGGCCTGCATAGAACCTCAATTATCTGTTTTTCATCGTCGTTGAATTGACTAAGAAACGCCTCTAGCTCATTTACAGTGTTGTTAAACAAGTTCAATCTTATCACTATCTTGGTGTTGCTTTTGTTTTCAATAATTATTTTCATCATATTTTTCAGGTTGGCATAGATAACGTCATAGGTACCAGATCCATCTTTTAACCTTTTTAAAGTGTCATGTTTAACCTTCCCCAGTCCATCAATAGTAACTTGAACTATGTTGATACTATACTTGTTAATCAGTATATCTAACACTTCATGATTGAGCAAGTAGCCGTTAGTGATAACACTAGTTTCCAACTCAAAGTGGTACATGTTCTTAAGTTTATATACCCACTCATAGGTATCTTTTATTAATGACCACTTAATCAGAGGTTCTCCTCCGAAGAATGTCAATGTTAGCTTGCGTTTATCTTGAAGGTTGACTTGTAAGAATTTTTTAAATATTTCAAACATATCTGTCGACATGTCTGCTTCTTTATCTTTATGCTGGAAACAATAGTTGCAGGAACAATTACATATCAATGTCTGCAATAAGACAATTTGCATAATATCAGTTCGGTGCATTGAAGCCGAGTATGCATACTCGAGGATTTTCACCTCGTTAACGTTATCTTCTACTACGAATCCATTAGAACAAAGAGCAGAGACAAATTCTGGTGGTAGTTCTTGGTTAGAATTTGGATCGGCTAAGAAACGCCTGATGCTTGAACTATACTTTTCGTCAATCTCACAGACTGACTTTGTGTATGTGTTCATTAGAAAGAGTTTTTCATCTACACTTTCCCACACATTATAGAAGCTCTGTTTTAACATAAGTTCACCTCGACCACAATTTATAATCAATCAGTTTTCAACACTTTTGCATACGCAAATCTTAATAAATACCAATTTACTTTATTAGTCTCATTTAAACGACGTCATGATTTCTGTCAATAACAATTTCTGTCGCATCCTTATGCATCCGTATTTGTGTTAATACAGGGTCATGGCTTCCTTGCTCCAGATAGAGTATCCACTACTACTCGCAAGGAGATACGATGGAAGCCACATTGTTGGAACGAATCAAAGAACAACTGATTAGACACGAAGGTCTGCGGCTAAAGCCATACCGCTGCACTGCAGGTAAACTGTCCATCGGCATCGGGCGCAATCTCGATGATTGTGGTATCTCCCAGACCGAAGCCTATGTACTCTTGGAGAATGATATCCAGAACTGCGAGAAGCAGATACTGGATGAGATACCTGAGATATACAATGGTTTGGATGAAGTCCGCAAGTCGGTGCTTCTGAACATGTGTTTCAACTTGGGTATAGGTGGGCTACTTGAATTCAACAACACCCTGGCTTTCATTGCTGCCGGGGACTGGGAAAGGGCTGCCAATGGCATGCTGGCTTCTAAGTGGGCGAAGCAAGTAGGTCGCAGGGCGATAGAACTGTCTGAACTGATGAGGAAAGGTAAGTGATACCGATTCCGGTCGAGATAGATGCCATGCTGGCTATACTTAATCTCCCCAAGGAGATGGGTGATAACGGCATCTTCAAAGAGCACCGGACACTAGTTCTGGAGATGGTTCGATATGTCGTATTACCTGAGCATTATTCCCGGGCTACCCAGGAAGACATGCCGGAGGAAGAGCCCTTTCTGGTCTCTTTTCGTTTTGGGTTCTGTTTCCTGATGCTGCACAGTACTTGTGAGTTTCTCAATTTGAAGACCCTGGGCGAGGGCATAGTCAAGACTGTAGGATTAGACCAGTCTGCCACCGAACTGCTGTCAGGGAGCGAAATAGACGCATTCAAAGCCAACCTGGAACTGAGAGCACTGACCGGGCTTCGGGAGTATCTCAATCCTGCTGGTTTACAGAGACTGGATGAACTGAAGCCCAGACCTGCACGGGCTATTAGGGTAGGAGTGATCTGATGCCTGAAAACTATACCACTCCTGATGAATTGATGCGGGAGATCTACCTGGCTATCTATGCTGCTTTGGAGAGCCGACTGCATCTGATCGGTTCGGTGATCGATGCCGAGTCCCGCAAGGAGATATTGGCACAGCATATCTACGACAAGGGCGACTTCTATGGCAATACAGGCTATCTGGTAGAGACAAACCCTTCAGCTATGATCCTGAGAGTAGGCTCAAATGTCAAACATGAGCCATTCGTTTTGGGCGGTAAAGTGCCTTCCTGGACTCCGATCGCTCCCCTCATCGCCTGGGTCGAACGCAAACACCTGTCTTGGACTGATAAAGAGACAGGCAAGCTGTTGACCGTAGCCGAGATCGCTTATCTCATCCGGGGCAAGATCAAGCGGGAAGGCATCGCTGCCCGTAATGTATTTGCTCAGGTTATCGCCAACCGGGAACAGTGGATTTACCAACAATTGAACGATATAGAGGTCAGCCTATGACAAACCATGAACGATTCATAGCCGAAAGAAAACGGATAGAAGATGCGCTTAAGTTTTCCGATATCCCTACCATCCAATTCAACAAGGACGTGATCCCCAAGCAGTTGCCCTGCGCTATCGTGATCCTGGACTCAGAGACAGGCAAGAACGGTACTTCCAGACAGTTTACGAGTACCGACCTGGCATGGACAGTCTTCCTGATCGTCAATGCTCAGAACGTAGCCGATCCTGATTCTGACTTGTATATGCTCAAAGAGAAGTTCCGCTCTTTCTACCTGAAGCTGATGAACCGGGACCTGCCCAGTGTGGAGTATTATACCAGCCGCATCGATGGCACTAGACTGGTCAGGATCGCCAAGATCGACCTGTTGAAAGTCGGTACCGGAGCAAGCTCTTGAGAGTAATGCGACTGGGTGGCTATAACCTGGCAATCAGTTCTGCTGCTGATCTCTTGGATACCAAGTACAAGCCAGAGCCGATTGATCTCTCCAAACTAAGCAGAGTCGGCAAGCAACTGGTCTCCAAGGCAGCCGAGACCAAGAAAGTAGTCTCTCAACCCTATTCGATGAGCAATCTGCTTAACCTGCTGGATACCGATGAGTACCACTCCGGTTGCATCGATGCCCTGACTATGGCTACCATTATGCAGTTCGTGTGCAAGAACAGCCAGGTTAAGTCCTGGATAGAGACAGCCGAGTTCCCTGCCTGTGAAGACCAAACCACTATCCTGGCAGAGATGGTGAAGTTCTATCTCGCCTGTGGAAATGGCTTCCTGATCAAGATGCGTAATGCCCAAGGTCAGTGGATGGGACTGGAGCGCATGCTGCCTTCAGAAGTGCAAATCGTGGAGAACTATGACGAGTTCGGCTTCTTCCGTCCAAACTATATCCAGGTAAAGAACAACCAGAAGAAGGACTTTGCCTATGCGGATGTGATCCACATCAAGAAGAGTACCCACATGTCAAATGCCTGGGGTCTGGCTTGCCTGCCCATAGCTATCAATATCGAAATACTCTCCGAGATCAAGACCTTCGACTACAACAAATTCAAGAACGGACTGATGATCGACTATTTCGTGATCGTGGAAGGTGGCACCCTGAGGGATGGCACAGTCACTGACGAGCAGGGCAATGAAGTCCTGACCGATGCCTATACCGAGATCGAGAAAGCACTCACCGAAGTCAAAGGTAATGCCAAGAGCCATTCCACTGTGCTGATCGAGAGTGAGAGCCGGGATGTAAAGATACGCCTTGAGCCACTCCGCCAGCAGGATAGAGAAGGTGGGTTCCTGAGTCTTAAGAAAGACCTGAGAGAAGGTATCTTTGCCTATCACCGGGTCCCGGCAAGGATTGTCTCCCAGCTTATCCCAGGGCAGCTTGGTGGTGATAACAAGAGCGATATGCTGATGTTCTACCACTTTGTAGTAAAGCCACTACAGAACCGCCTGGCACTAACCCTGGCAATAGAGTTCAACTTTGAATTCGGCTGGAATGTCACCCCGGACGACTTCAACTTCGGCAATCTCACAGAGAAGCTTCAGTCTGCAGATGACCAGCTCTTTATGCAGAACCGCAATCTATAACAGGAGTCACATTATGCAATATTTCAAACAGCAAATCAGCAACCAACAACCTATCACTAACCCTAAGGAGGTACAGTGAATATCTTCGGAAACAAGAGCAAGATCGTGCAGAAGGGAGAACTGTGCAACGTAGAGGTCGAGTTAGTCTCGCTCCTATTCGGAGAAATGACTCCCGCCAACCAGAAGGGCTTTGTGATCAAGAATGCTTCGGGTAGAAGCTTCGAACACAAGATCAACTCCACCAAGTTCAAGAGTGAGACATCGGGAACTCAGGGACGGCTTTACGTTACCCTGATGGAGCCGGATATCCAGGACAGCCAGGGCGACTTCTACTCAAAAGATGAGATACAGAAAGCCTGTGACCATTTCGCCAAGCACGGACTGGTCGGCAAGTGCGATGTGAACCACAACATGCAGCCTGTACCGGAGTTCTCTGTAGTGGAGAACTACATCCTCAAAACCGCTGACAAAGAGCATTTCCCGGACACTAAGGTCGGTGCCTGGGTGCAGGTGCTCAAGTGTGAGAACCTCAGCTCGGAACTCTGGCAGAAGGTCGAGAAAGGCGAGTTCAAGGGTGTCTCCATCTATGGCAGAGCCGATGACTATCGCAATGCCGAAGCCAGCTTGACCGAGATCAAGAATGAGCTCAACTCCTTGCGAAAGGTCGCTGAGCAGAACAACAATACCGACCTGCAGAAAGGGATCACAGCCATCTCAGAGAAGATAGCCGAGATCGAAAAGAGCAGCGGTAACGTCATGCTCGGTGATGCCATCCACAGCATCGAGAAGAGCCTCAAAGACCTCTCCGTAACCATGAGCAGAGCCATCTCCAAAAGCATCCCCGGTGAGCCGGATGAGAACAAGTCCAACGTTGACCGCGAAGTCACCATCGATGGTAACAAGATAGTAGTCAAAGCTTCACACCGTGAGATCTACAAAGGTATCTCTGATGTCGATTCCGGCAAAGCCATGAACATCCTGACTGCCAATACGACTTCTCTGTTTATTGATGAAGTGATCGGTTCCCAGCCCGGAGATACCCTATCCGATATCTCTGTCATCCCACTTCTGAAAGACGAGAAGATAGATGTGGGTCTGATTGATGACCTGGTCTTCAAGAACAGCCTGGATGGGGCTCTGACCGCTCAGGGAGTCTCCACAGCCGACCTGTCTGTCCCCACCGGGATACTCAATGCCGAGTTCACCTTAGGCAGAGACGTGGTCGAGTTCTATAAGGACAAGTACGGTGAGGATGCCTTCGGTGCTTATGTGGAACAGCATATCGCCAAGAAGACCGAGAAAGCCATGCGCCTGCTCCTGTTCAAAGGGGACAGAGCCAGTGGGACAGACAAGCTCAAAGCCTTAAACGGCATAATCAAACTCGCTACTACCGGTACTGATGTGACCGATATCGATAACGATACCTACGTTACCTTTGCCGAACGCTTTGAAGCTGCTCTGCTTAACTTCTCGGATGAGATACTGGAAGAGCAGGAGAGCTTCAAGTTCTATGTCTCCCAGAAAGACCTTATCCGTATCCGCAGCGAGATCGCCAAGCGTGAGACCGCTGCCGGAGACCGTCTCTTACTCGAAGGTGGTAATGTGTCCTTCGCAGGGATACCCGTCAAAGCCAGGCTGATGCCTGATGATTACATCGTCGGTGGTTTACCTAAGTTCATCATCATCGGTTACCGTACCGATGCCGAACTCAAGGTGGAACATCATGGCTCGGACTGGAAGTACCACTGGTACATCCGTATCCGTCCCGGGATCACTTACATCCCCAACTTCGTAAAGATCTTCCATGTCGTATAAGGAGGTACTAATGAAGATCACCGTCTTAGCTATCGTATTGATAGCCTTTCTCTGCCTTATCGCCCTGAACCTGTTTGCCCAGTACACCCTGCCTGTGGATAGCCGCAAGATTGCCATCCAGATGAACAAGGGTTTCTCTTGTATGACCTATAGTCCCGCAGCCGATACCCTCTGGAAAGCTATCGCTGTGCCATCTGGAACAGTGGAGGTGGTGCTTATCCCATCTACAGGTGGCATTGGAGTGCGAGCCGATAACAGCAATGCCAATAACTCCTATGCCACTGTCCCGGCAGGAGTACCCATCGTGATCCCAGTTTACAGCCAGAGAATCTTCTATATCCGACGGGCAGTTGCCGGAACAGCCAGTGTAGCCAACCTCATCTTCTATAAGCTATAAGGAGCATATATGGACTTCATCATCCAAAACCAAGCCTTCATCCTCGGACTGCTGACTACCATCATCGTCTGGATCATCTTCCGTATCACGGGCAAGAGCTTGGACAAAACCAAGATCAACTCGGCTCTGGCGATCATCCTGGACATCATCCAAGATATCAAGACCAATCCGGCTACCAAGAACCTCGATGACTATGCCAAGAAGCAGTTGGCAGTGGAGCGAGCCACCAAGAGCCTCCCTACCAAACAGACCAGCCTCGTCATGAAGGTGTTCGGCACTGTCGGGGGAGCAATCGAGTACGTCTTCCATAACCGCAAGTGGCTGTTCAGTATCGGTAAAGCCATCAAGGGAGTGTTCTAATGCCTCAGCCCATACAACCGCCTACCTATCCGGCTCCCATGGTGGAAACGGATATGTACTTCAATGCCCTGGTTGACGTGATGGTGGCAGATGATATCTACTTCGGGATAGGCAACTATACTGAAGGCGATATCACCACCCTCTATGCCAACCAAGGCGCAGTCAAGACCGAACTGAATACCAGCTTCGACCTGATGGGAGAGCTGGCTGAGAAACCCGGTAAGACCGACTCCAAGATCAACAAGCTCAAGACCCGCAATTATACCCTGCCCGGGAAGCGAACCAGCACTGCAGAACTGACCATCGTAGGTCTATCCAATAAGCAGAAGAACTTCCTGGAAAGCAGTAACTTCATGGGCAGGAACACCACTATCGTGGTAGTCTCCAAAGCCTTCGACCGGGTGGTGATCTTCAATGGTCTGCGCTGGACAGTCGACTGGTCGGGAGAGGCTGACGGGCTGTTCTCAGTAGTCATCTCCACTGAGTTCTCCGGTATCACCAACGGCAAGATCTTTGTCCTCAAGGACATTCCTGCAGGAACCTAACCATAACAACAGCTAAACAACCAAACAAGGATAAGAACATGGATTGCCAATGTAAACCTGAGATTAAAGACAAGATTGATAGTGTACATGAAGAGATCTACGGCAACGGAAACAGCAATAACTCATTGGTGACCAGAATGGCGAGAGTGGAGACCAACATGAAGATACTTCTGGGTGTCTCCACCTCCCAGTTCTTTATGCTGATCGGCGTTGCCATCAAGATGTTCTTCAACCAATAAGGACGGCACAATATGAAAACAGAACCCAAACTGAGTTACAAGCAACTGAGGCAGATCCTCAGCCTGGCCATCTCCAACCAAACACTGAAAGCCAAGCTTGAGGACTTCCTCTCCGGAAAAGTGACCAAAGTATCCGAGATCGAGATACTCCAACTCATCTCCGACTCAGAAGTCGATAAGGAGCTTATACGCATCATCTCCAACCAGGACCCGGATAATATGGATGCTATTGAAGCCTTGGAGTACATCTCGGCTTTTTTCGTCTATATCAGAGCCAACAGCGAGAAGTTCAAAGGTTGGCTCGGGAGTTTCGGATTAGCGGTCAAAACCAGTCCCGCTACTCCTACGAGAGGTTCGAAATGATCCTGCGTATACTGGGCTTCACCAATGAGGACTTCGACACCCTGACTCTGCCCGAGCTATATCTCAGGCTCTGCCTTGCTGACCCTAAGGGAGAAGCATAATGGATGCCTTAATCGGATGGATTGGAGGCAAACGCCTCCTGAGAAAGACTATCTCTCAATACGTTCCCCAGGATATCACAGGCTATATCGAGCCTTTCGGTGGTGCAGCTTGGATGCTGCTTTACAAAGAGAAGTGGGGAGATCTGGAGGTCTATAACGATCTCGACTATCGCCTGGTCAATCTCTTCCTGCAGGTGAAGTATCATCCTGATGAGCTGATCAAGGAACTGGACTGGTTAGTAGCCAGCCGCAAGCTGTTTGGTGATATCTTCAAGCAGGAAGGCTTAACCGAGATACAACGGGCTGCCAGGTTCATGTTCCTGATTACCAGATCATTTGGATCAAAGGGCGACAGCTTCGGCACCTCCCAGAAGCGGGGCACTTCCAGTATGTATAACCGTCTGGAACGCATCAAAGAACTGCACAGAAGACTGGATATGGTCATCATAGAGAACCTCTCCTATGAGAAGGTGATAGAGAAGTATGACACCAAGAGCAACTTCTTCTATTGCGATCCACCTTACATGCTGGGTTACACCTATGAGAACTCCAAGCAGTTTGATCACACCCAGTTAAGGGATATACTCAAGAAGATCAAGGGCAGGTTCATCCTCTCCTATGATGATAACCCGGAAGTATTGAAGCTATACAAGGGTTTTGATATCAAGCATGTCACTCGAACTAAGGGCATCAACCGCAAGGAAGGCAAGTCTGAGTTCAATGAAGTGATCATCGCCAACTTCAAGCTGGAGGAAGCATGAACTCAATCATTTCCTGGGTAGGTGGTAAAAGGCTGCTTCGAAAAAAGATACTGCCACTCATTCCTAAGCATGATATCTACTGTGAAGTCTTTGGCGGTGCTGCCTGGATACTGTTCGGAAAATCCCCCAACAAAGAAGACTGGCAGTTATCCAAGAAGAGCCGCTACACGGAAGTCTATAACGATATCAATGGTGATCTGGTGAACTTCTGGAGATACATAAAACAGCATCCTGAAGCGTTTGTGACTGAGTTGAACCAATACCTGGTATCCAGGGAGATGTTCGACAGTTTCACCCAACATGAGCCACGTACCGAGCTGGAACGGGCTATCCGCTTCTATATGCAGTTATCCTGCAGCTATGGCTCACGTAGTAAGAACTTCTGCATCATGCAGGGCTATAAGTATATGCCACTGCGGAATCTTGAGAAGGTGAAAGCAGCTTCGGAACGCTTGAAACAGGTGATCATTGAAAAGCAGGACTTTGAAAAACTCATTGCCCGCTTCGATACTCCGAACACCTTCTTTTACCTCGATCCACCCTACTATACAAAGGAGCATTTATACGACAGAGAAGACGCAGATGCCTTTACCAAGCATGAAGAGCTTGCAGCCATCCTTAAGCAGATCAAAGGGAAGTTCCTGTTATCTTACAATAACGATCCTTACATCCGCACACTCTACCAAGGCTTCACCATTGAAGAAGTAGAAGCGCAGTACACCGTGTCAGGTGCTTTCCAGACTGAGACTGAATTACTGGTTAGGAATTACTGATAATGAGTTACTTACCTTTTCGTATGGTCTCTACCTTCTTATCACTTCTGGTTTTCCTTCCATCGGGATTTCTGAGAGCTGTTTTTTCCTTCTTAGTGTCGAGCCTTTTTTCTACAGCTTTTACTGTAGCATCACTGCGAATCTTTCGTGCCATGGTGGCCTCCTATTAAGTTATTTTGTATTAAGTAAATGAACACAATTAATCTGTCAATCCCAAAATGCCAGACCTAACTTTCAAACTCATCCTCGTCACTGACGATGCCAATGTCAAGCTTGCCGAAGTCAAGCAGGAGGCTCAGTCCACCCAGTCTGTGGTGGAGAAGCCTGTCTCGATCAAGATTACCGCTGAGCAGGCTCTGGCTACCATTCGTGACGTTAAGATTGCTGTCGATGGAGTGATCCAGGTATTCGGTGGTCTGGTGCGTTCTATGAACGGACTGCTGGATGCCTCACTGGGTCAGCGACAGTCCTTTAAGCTGGCTTCCATAGCCTTCGGAGAAGCTGCTGGTGAGATGAGCAAGTTTGCTTCTTCCATGCAGGATGTGACCAACTTCGAGGATGATCAACTGCTGGCTCTGATGTCCAAGCTATCCCAGACCTTCAAACTGAACAAAGATGAGATACAGCAACTTGTGCCGATGCTCCTGGACTTTACCGAAGCCAATAAAGCCACTGGGATGACTGTGGAGTCTGCCTTTGATCTCATGGGTCGGGCACTGAATGGTCATACCGAGATGCTGGGTCGCTATGGCATAGAGCTGGATGCTACCCGACTGAAGACTGAGGGTGTGACTTATCTGGTAGAGAAGTTAGGTGAGGACTATGGTGGTACCGCTACGGCTCTGGCTGATCTACGCTTGCAGAATGCAAATGCCTGGGGAGATATCCAGGAGACCGTAGGAGATATGCTGACTGTCCTGATCAGTCCTCTCTTGTCTGGTCTGCGTTGGCTGATGGATGCCTATCAGAGTCTATCTCCTGTGATGCAGGGCTTCGTAGCCGGGATCGTGATTGCCATTCCTTTGATCGGGATTATAACAACAGCCATCACTGCTTTGACAGCTCCCTACCATGCTTTACGTATAGCTATGAATCCTGTAGCAGGGATCATCGGAATAGCGGTGGGAGCCTTATCTGCCTTGGGACTGGGACTGGCAGCGGCTTCAGTTAAGACAGATGCGGTTACAACTTCCCAGAAGTCCATGAACGACGAGATCAAAGACTGTGGAAAGCAGGTCTCAGTGGAAGCCGAGAAGTTCTCACTTCTGGCTAATCGTCTCTTGGAACTGCGGTCTCAGACTCCACTTGCCAATGCAGATAAGACCGAGATGAAGAATATCATCAGATCGCTCAATGATAGCTACTCTGAGTACCTTGGCAATATCAACCTGGAGACATCTTCCTACAATAGCCTGGCTACAGCCTTGCGTAACGCTTCCGATGCTCTGGTGCAGAAGAAGATAGCCGAAGTCTATGGAGAGAAGTATAATGCCCAGATCAGGAAAGTAGCAGAACTGCAAATCCAGATCGACTCTCATCAAGCTGAAGTGGATAGAGTCCGAGCCCGTAAACAACAACTGATGAACTCAGTCGATTGGGAGTTCCTGACCAGTGACCGTAATGCCATGGGTTTCAATCCTGCCACTTACTTCGGAAATGACGGTGAGTGGAACAAACTGGAGAGACGGCTCAACCAGTTCAGTGCCCTGCATAGTCAACTCAGGGACGCTAAGAACGACCTCCAGCAGATAGGGTCAGCATATCGTCAGGCAATGCTCGATGCTCCCGACCTGAGCTTTACTCCCAATACTAATACTGGTGCTGTAAATACAGGTGGTTCTGAGTTTGATGAGCGTCAGCGTAAACTGGAGCAGTTGGCTCAACTGCAGCAGAGATATGATACCCTTGCCATAGACGATCTGGTTGCCCGGAAGCAGAAGGAACTGGAGATCGAGCGGGATAACGAGCTTGCCAAGGCTCAGTCGCTCGGAGCGTCAGAGACTCTCCTCCAATCCATTCGTGATCACTATGCCGATGAGTCAGTCAGGGTGGCATCTGAAGCTGCCGATGCCCGAACAAAGAAGTTAGAAGCTGAAGCTCAGGAAGCCAAACGTATAGCTGAAGCCACTGCCCGGGAACAGCAACGCCTGGCTGAAGAAGAACAGCGCAGGCAGGAAGAGTTGGCAGATACCCGGTATGAGTTTGTGAACCGGGGTCTGGAACTGATCGGCAATACCTATGATGCCGAGTTGAGAGCCATCGACCAGTATTATGCCAAACGCAGGGAGAAACTTCTGGCTGCTGGATTTACTGAACAGCAGATCACTCAACAGACTGAGATGGCAAAGTCCAGGATCAGAGACCAGTATGACCAGAAGCACTTTGAAGGTGTATCTCAGATGCTGGGTAACCTGGCAAAGGCAACCGAGGTGTTCGGCAGGAAAGGCTTTGCCCTCTGGAAGACCCTTGCCGTAGCCCAGGCGATGATGGATACTTATTCCTCTGCTACCGCTGCTTACAAAGCAATGGTGGGTATCCCGGTCGTAGGACCCGGATTGGCAGTTGCGGCTGCCGCTGCAGCGGTGGCAGCAGGTCTTGCCAATGTAGCTGTAATCTCCAATACTGAGCCACCCAAGGCAGCCACCGGAGGTATGTTAGTCGGCAGATCACATAGTCAGGGTGGTATCCTGATTGAAGCTGAAGGTGAAGAGTATATCACTGCCAAGGACAGAGTCAAGGCTCTGGGTAGGAACCTCTTTGACTTCCTTAACTTCGCACCTATCGAATCAGTGAAGCTTGCCTTTGCCGGCATGCCTGTTCCATCAGTCCCCATTCCGGCCAACATCGGCTCATATTACGGCTCAGGTGGCAGTATCATGAGTGGAGGCAGTATCAATAGCATTATGGATACTATCGTCTCAGTGGTGCGGGAAGAGTTTAATAGTCTCCGACAGAGCATCTCCGATAACAAACCCAACATCGAAGTCAATGTTGATCCCTTATCCAATGACCCGGTCAAAGTCTCTCAGATCGCCGATAAGGGTAAGCTGATCAGGAGCGAGGTATAATGCCTAACCTGTTCAGAATCGACTTTGTTCAAGGCAAGACCGATGCTCAAGACTATAACCAGGTCAAACATAGCCTGATCGATACTGCCACCAATAGGGTTATCATCACTCTATCTGTTTCAGCAGATAAGTTGCAGTCCATATCCAATTACAGCCGGGAACCCAAGCGTCTGACCTTTGAGTGCTTCCCGACTACCTGGATCAATGCCAATATCCTCTCTGGAACCAATGAACATGAGCGTTACATCTCCTACTTTGAGGTTAAGGTCTACCGGGATAATGTGCTGTACTTTACTGGCATTATCGACACCTCCCAGTTGTCCTTTGATATTAGCTCCGGCATCATCAAGATCACCTGCTACGATAAGATCAAGCTATTATCTGTCTATTCCGATTTCACTCACTACTATAGCCTGACCGCCGGATATCAACCTGTTTGGATACTGGGTTACTTCCTGCAGGATATTGAGCAGAAGATACCTGTATCCATACCCTATTCCAATCAGTTCACCTTGCCGACTCTCTATATCCCCATGGTGGATTCTCTGACCATTGTCCATGTTGACTTTGATGACGTGAACCAATTTCCTGATCCTCCCGGAGGCTGGACCTACACTCATCACAGTTCTGGATGGCCAAGCCCTCGCTGGGGATATGTGATAGATACCCCCGGTAACAAGGTCACCTTTGTCTTTGCCTATAAGAAAGTGATCCAGGCTACCTATCCCAATCCTGCCACGACCAGATATCAGGGACGCTTCAGAGGAAGAGTCTTCCGCTTCTATAACGGTATCTGTCCGGTAGTAGCTGAGTATGACGAGAAGACCGACTGGGTGGAAGACCTTACATCATTAGACAATGCCTATAACGAGTTCCTCAGCTTCTTTACCGATAATGGCATCTCCAATACCACTCTGATGTCCGGACTCAGCAGTACCGGCTCACTCGATGGCAGAAGCTATGGCAGCAGTCAATACGTTAACCACTGGATCGAAGCAGATTGTCATGGTAACATCTTCCCCAGCCGTATCCAACCCGGTAAGTCTTACGAGACCTACCAGGAGGAGCAGACTGATAATCTCAAAGCTCTCCAGACCATGCTGATGTTCTATAATGCCACTATCTTCACCAATGCTGTAGGACAGATCATCCTCAAGAACAAGGATGCCTATTCCACTTCCATAATAGACATAGCAGACGATGATGTGATCAGCTTAACAACCAAGCGGGGTAATCAGGAGAAACCCGATATCAAGACCATTGATGTGCTGGCAGGTGATACCACTCAACTGCAGGGTATTATCAAAGACTACTTGATTGGCTTCTATGACTCCAAGTGGAGCATCGAAACCACCATAGATAAACTCAATCAATACAATCTCTCCCTCCAGTCCAAGATCAGAATCAGAAACCAAGTCTATGCTATTACCGAACTGGAGAGAGATTACATCAATGATGAATACAAGGTGAACGCATGGCTGCTATGAAGGGCTGGAGACTGATCCGGCAGACTCCTGAGATGATCTATTACTTCAACTGCTCCAATGGGCAGGTGGAGTACTCTCCCAAGCGGAAGTACCGCATCGAGAAGCGTAATGCCTTTGACCCTTCCAAACTATATCAGAGAGACGAGTACCGGGAGGACAGCTTCGACCTGCAGGCAGTGCTCAATCCTGATGAGTATTACACTCTGATGAGCTTCTTAACAGCAACAGGCAATCTCTATCTGGAATACAATGCCTACAATGAAATCAGAAGCCAGTTCCCGGTTACCGTATCACAGTTCCCCAAATGTCTGGACGATCTGCATGACTTTCCCGAAAAGGTGAAGTTCAGTCTGGAGTCGAGATACATAGGCAGTCCCGGCTATATCGATTTCGGTATCATCGCTATTGAAGACGATGGCGAGACAGTCACCTCAAACTAATAACAAGGAGTAATGATGTATAAATATGGCATAAGCTACTATAAGATGGAAGAGGGCATCAGAGTACCACTCACCGGAGTGGATGTCAGACTCCTCAGACCAGGAGGTGCTTGGCAGAACGGTACCAAACTGATTGAGACCGAGACTTCCGGGCATTATGAGGTTCTGATTGAAACAGAAGCCAATTGCGGTTTCTATGAGGTCTGGGACAACCGGGGCAATCCCAATGGAAGTTTTAGTGGCAAGACCTGCACCATCGGCAAGCTCGATGCCAGAGGCTTGCAGAATGACTGTATCTATGGTAATCACATCCTGGATGGAGTGGTAACGGGAAGCAAAATAGCCAACGGAGCCGTAGCAATTAATCATCTGGATACCAGCATCAGGCTTCCACTATCAAAGCTACAGTATGAGCTTCATAATCAGGATAACGGGATCGGGGATACCACCCAGTCCTCACCCGCCAATTGTCACGATGATAAATACATCAACCATAAGCTGGATAAAGAATACGAGGTCATTCCCCATATCATCCTGACAAACCAATGCAACTGCTTTCTCTACATCTTCGATATCAAGCAGGATGGCACTCAGATTACAATCACTATAGCCGTCGGGAATAACTTCGATGCCGAGTTTGCCAAATACCAATTGCTTGCATTGCCCTACTAAACCATGCCCAAGAGAGAAACCCGGCAGAACCGGGTTAATCTGGTAGATAAAGATCAGTTACTTCTTTTCGAGTCTGCAGATCAGCTCCGCCATCAGATTGATCACTTCCTTGTAATCTCCGCATTCCCAAGCATCATCGGCTCTGGTCTTGATCTCTTGCTCGGTCATCTTCTCCGACTGCAGCCAGGGTCCCCTGAACTGATTCCACCAGCTTTCATAGTGGAAGTCATCTGCTGATGGATCATCATCTATCGGATCGGTATCTGCATCATCCAAACCAGTCTTATCCATCTCAATTACTCTCATGGTTGATCCTAACTTCAATACCCCTGCCTTCTCTGCAAGAGCCTCTACAGGCTGCTCAATACCATCTTCTCTCATCAATACGATCTGGCTGCCTGATTGAACCATCTGCTCCAGCGTTGCTTTGTCTTTGTCATTCTTGTTTTGCTTGGTCATCTTGATCTCCTTCTCGGTTACCCGACTGTTAAGTTATGGGTTCTACATAGAACCCGTCGCAACCGTGGTCAAGTCCTTTCTGCACAATATCATAAGAACTGAGAAGATACTTGAAGATACCAGATTGGATGTTCAAATCGGCTATGGCAATCCAGAACAATAGGTTAGCCAAATCCATTTGAAAAAACGGTGAAACTCACCCCCAAAAATGAGCTTCTGATCAGATTGCAGGATAAAATGCACTAACATATTCGTATGAGATAGCTTAGTCCTGGCATTTGAAAAAACGATGAAACAAACCATTTGAAAAAAGCGTGATACTCCATTTGAAAAAACGGTGATACTCACTCTCACAGGAAGCCCCGATTTGAAAAAACGGTGACACTATTTGAAATTATGCTTGATACGTTGTATCAGTTATCCGATTTACGGTCTAAAGTGAACGAAAATAACTCCCTGCAAGAAAGCATCTATTTAGAGTTTATCTACCCTTAATCAAGCGTTAATTGTTAACGCTTGATTAAGGGTAGATAAAGG